ATGCGAGGCAAAGGCGAAGGCTCGATCTTCAAAGACAGTCGAGGGCTCTGGACCGGAGTGATCGAACTCCCGTCGCTCAACGGCGAGCGGCGTCGCAAGAAGATCCGGCGCAAGAACAAGGCCGATCTTCTCCAAGCGATGAATGAAGCGAAGGCTGAGCTAGAACGCCTCGGCGACCTGCCCACCAAGAACCAGACCGTGGAGCAGTGGTTCCTCTACTGGCTCAAGCAGGTTGCCAAAGAGATCCGCCCCAACACGTTGGACGGATACCGTCGCACGGTTCAGAACCACATCATCCCGGCAATCGGGAAGGTGAAGCTCGACAAGCTGACAGCGACGCACATTCGCCGCGTCCACGACTCCATCATCTTGAAGGGGCTGTCGTCAACCACCGCTCTCCTTGCCCACCGCACGATGTCCGTCTCTCTAAAGATGGCCGTCCGGGAAGGCCGGATCGGACGGAATCCGGCCGCACTGACCGCGCCTCCACGAAAGGCGCGCTCCACACTCGAGGCGCTCACGTTGGCCGAGGCTCTGGCGTTCATGAAGTACGCGCTCGACGACCAGCCGGCGTACCGCCCGCAAGGCGCATTGTGGGCCACCGCCCTCCTTACCGGCGCTCGGCGCGGGGAAGTGCTTGGGCTCGAGCGGGACCGGATCACCGACGTCCTCGATCTGTCCTGGCAGCTATTGCGCTTGCCACTCTCGGACACCGATGGGCGCCCAGACGTGCCGGTCGACTATGAGTACCGGCACCTCACCGGTGGGCTCTACCTCACGCGCCCCAAGTCCTCGAAGTCGTGGCGCGTCATCCCCTTGATGGATCCGCTCAAGACCATCCTGGAACGCCACATGAACGAGACCCCAGAGAACGAATGGGGGCTCATGTTCACGAAGAACGGACGCCCGATCGGCCCTGACCAGGCATCACGCGACTGGCGAACCGCTCTGGCTGAGGCTGGCCTGGAGAAGAACGTACGCCTTCACGACGTTCGCCACACGACTGTCGATCTGCTCTACGCGGCGGGAATTCCAGAGGACATCATCATGACCATCGTGGGGCACTCCACACGCGCCACGACTCGCGGCTATCAGTCAGCGCAGAACCGGGACAGGCTCACCGCGGCGTACGCCCAGTTCTCCGCGTTGTTCACGCCGCCCGCTTCGCCCGATCGTCAGCTCGACGCTCCGCCCGCTGCCTGACCATGCGCGCTGTCGTGGGGTCGGCAGCGATCCCCTCGACGGATTGTGCAGCTCTGGCAAGGAGCACGTAGTACCTGACCTCTGTGATTCCGAGCTCGTGGCGGATGCGTGATGTCTTGGTGGGGGTGTGGCGCGGGTGTTGGGCCTCGAAGGCGAGTAGGTCGGTGGGCGTCATGGGGTGGAGTTTGCCGTGAACCTCTGACGTTGAATGGTTGCGCGGTGTATATACACCCGGTACGATGGATGCATGTCAAGTCTCAACGCTCAGCAGCAGCAAGCCATGGATGACTACTTCCGGTGTGCCGCAATCGAGATCGGCGAAGCTGCCCACGAGGCATCCAAAGGAATAGCCGACGCGATTGCCAGCTTCGAATCATCTCGTGGCGAATAAGCCGAAGACGCCTCACATGTCGTTCAGGATCGACGGTGACCTGAAACGTGACGTACTGCACCTAGCCAAGATCAATGGCGAGTCAGCGTCCGACATCGTGCGGCGGGCGTTCGAGAACTACCGCAACGAGTACAAGGATTTACTATGAGCGTATCTGCGGACGCCGCTCGTGCTATGCGCATGGGCATCAACCTGGGTCGCTTGATTGCCGTGGAAGTCGCGATGGACCGTCTTGCTTCTGATCCCATGGCTGCCTTCAGCACCTCCCACCCGGCAGGTGCGGTGAACGTCGCCGTGGACGATGCGGACATGAGTGACACGATCACCCATGCCCCCACCGGCACGTCAGCGATGCTCACCGCGGGACTCAGAGAGTCATTCACACGGGTGTACGCGGTTCCCAGCACTGCGGCATCAGCCATGACTACCTCCGATGCCCAGAAAGATCGATCAGCCGACCGAGGTGACGTTGACCGTGGGAACCACGTTCACCACTGTCTGACTGGGAAGCGGCCCGGTCGGGGACGAGAGCGCGAAGCCGCCAACGAACGTGCCGCCGGTAGCAGCCGTCCAAATGCCCCCATGCGAGTAGTTACCGCTGGCGACATCCACGGCCACGCTGGAGCCGGACACCACGCCGTCGACCGCACCGCCAGCCCATGCGGTCTGCTTCCGCGCGTACGCGGGAGTGCCCCCGGTGGCCTCCGATGCGCCCGTGACGCCCGGGTCAGCCGTGTGGAGGCTGATCCAGTTTCCGCGCGCGGTGACGGCGAGTGCCGCCGCTTCCTTCGAGTCGTTCGTGAACGCCATGATCAACCTCGCTTCCGGTCGCGGCGGAGCGTGACCCGCTGGACGGCCATCTCGACGGAGGCCTCAGCTTCGGGCGCGTCCAGCACGGCCTGGCGCACCAGCGTCACGTCGGCGTAGTCCTTCGGGATCCCGTTCGACACGATCGAGAGCGCGGACGCGGCACCAGCGAGAACCGCCGTGGCGACCGCGCCAGCCGCGGCGAGGCCGATGCCGAGAAGCGCGTCACCAGTCGTGGGGATCGCGATCGCTGCGATCGGGATCACCGATGCGAGCGACTGGGTAGCGGTGCGGATGAATCCGCGCTTCGCGGCGAGCTTCGTCGCAGCGGGGATGATGGGGTCAGTCATGATGTGGGATCTCCTTCGGGACGGGGGTGGTGCTTGCGCAGCCATGTGGGAGGAATGGTGTCTTCGATCAGCGCGATGTCGGACGGATCAAGGTCGGGACCGTGGTCTGTCGGCCACTGGCGAGCGATAGCGCGCAGGATGCGAGCGAATGCGGACGACTTGAGACGGTCCTTCTCGGTGAGCGTCGCGACATCCGTCTTGAGAGCCGTGATCTCTGTCCATGCACCCTCGAGCTGCTCACTCACCCGCTTATCGATTCGCGCATCGAGCGCGGTCTTCGCATCAGTCTTGGTCTTGCCACGCGTGGCGAGGAAGGTGAGGACAACGCCCATCCCGCCCACGCCAGCGCCGATGATGGTGATGATCGTTTGCGGGTCCATCAGGCGCCCTCCTCTCGCCGTTCCTTGATCTCCTCACCGAGCAGGGTGAGCCGGAAGATCGGGAGCGGCAGAGCGAGGACAATGATGAACGCGACGAAACCGGCAGACGCGGCGGGATTGGCCCGGAACAGCACCACGGCAGCGGCGTAAGCAGCGAGAAGCGCTACCAACAGCGCTTTGCCGCAGATCTCCCACCGCCACAAGCGCGGAAATGCGACGCCCAGCAAGCAGGTCGTGGCAACGATCGCGAGCAGCGTCCCCATGGTGTCGATCACCGGTTCATCGAAGAGCTCGTGCAACACGGGAGAGCCGAAGAGCGCCGCCCAGATCCCCGCACCGATCGCGATCAGGTCGTACACCGGCAACCAGACGCGCTTCAGTGACCGGTACTTCCACTCATCTGGTGGAATCGCGTCGGGGTGCCAGATCGACGCGAGCCATACCCTCCGCATCATCCCTCGACGGCCGGCACGGAGGCGGCAGTCTTCTGTAGGCCAGCGATGGTCTGAGCGAGCTGGGATGTGTCGATCTTCTGCTCCACAGCCCGCGACCAGTACCGGCCCCCGACAGCTCCCGAGATGTCGTAGGCGAGACCACGCATGCACGCGTCGAGCGCCGACCACGGCACCCCGAAGGTCTTCAGAGCGGTCGTCAGTCCCGCGTCGTCGAGCTCGAGGTACTTCTGATCGGGGTTGTGGATGATCGCGGCGTTGATCGCGTCCACAGGGACATCCTGGTGGGAGACCTTCTCCTCACCGAAGGTGAAGACGTGCTTGCCGTTCCAGCGGATGGTGCGCATGGCGGGTTCCTCCAGGGTCGTGATGGCCGCTGCGGTCGTCTTGCCGCCAGCGGGTGCCGGGTCGTTGCGGTGCTTGTCGCGCTCCGGGAAGTACTCGAAGTGCCACGGTTCGACGAGCGTTCGGCGACCGTTGACCGTGCGGTAGACGGTCTGAAACCACCCGTGCTCGTTCATCAGGGCGACGTTGCGCTCGTCGGTGTCCTTCGCACGCCCCTTCTGGTGCACGCTCGGGGTGTCCGGGTGCAGCGCGATCGGCTTCCCGTACCTCAGGAATGTGAGCCAGTGCGCGTTCTGTTGCTCCCACGATCGACCGGCCTCGGTGATCTGCTGCGGATGCCCGAGAGCTCGATCGATCCGCGCCTGACTCTTCGCCGCTTCGGTCTCGAGCCACCCACGTCCGTGACCGATGTCCGTCTTGCTCAATGTGCCGCCCATGTCGACTCCTAGATGTTCTATCTCGTGACGTTGTTGACACCCGCGGGGTGGAAACGAAGAAGAGACCCGGTGATGAACACTGGGTCTCTTCTGTCTCCGCGGGCGGGTAGCTACTTCTTCTCCCGCGCGTACTCGCGTAGGAGATCGACGACGACTCGGGAGAGGGTCTTGCCCTCTGCTTCCGCTTTCGCTTGAGCCGCGGCCTTGATGTCGGGCGGGATGCGGAAGTTCGTCACGGGCGTCTTGGTCACAGACGACATCTTTACAGATGTCTTTACGGCGGTCATGCGTTCCCCTGCTTTTCACTGCCCCTCAGCGGGACATGGTTCGATTCCCGGTAGGGGTTCCCTGGTCCGGTGTGCCCGTTGATGCCAAGCCAGTATCCCTGATCCCACGCATCGGCCTGACGGGTGGCAGGTTCGGTCTCGCAGTTCCTGTGGCCCTTTCGTGTGCAGTACGGCCGTTCGTCGGTTGCGGCTACTGCTGGCACGAGGCTCCATGCCGAGCGTTCCACCAGGACTGCCCACATCGCGTCGATGTCGCTTGCGATCGTCTCCACCTCGCGGAACTTCTCGAGGGCCGCTGTCGCTTCGTCGTACGACACCTGCGCGTCTGCTGAGGTGGGAGTCGCCGTAGGTGGAAGACCGGCGATTCCTCCCACCTCATGTCCATCGCGCTCCCACTCGGCCCCCGACACGAAAGCGTTGTGAACGCGGTCTTCGTTGTTCGAGTAGACCTCATCTCGGTCCGCTTTGACGTGTGCGGCAGCGGCGTTCTCTCGCTCGATGTTCAGCGGTCCACCGGTCATCGTGCTACCTCCGCTTCGAGCCGAGCGCCTTTCAAGTGTGCGCGGCCCTGGCAGACCATCGTGCGGTACAGAGCCCCACACACGCAGCGGCCCGGGCTGGCGGCCTTGCAGTCGAAGCACGTCGCGTGCCCGTCCTTGACGACCGTGAAACCCATCGGGTGACTGCAGGTGGTCGAGCAGTCGACATGTCCAGCACCAGGAGTCGCCAACTCGTTGAGCGTGAGCCTGCACCCGTCCGGCCATGTCGGGGACGCGAGCACGCCGCCCTCAACTCGCTTCTCTGCGACACGCCGTCGATCGCCGCTCGACTGATGTTCGACCTGAACAGGCATTTTGCTCCTTAGTGTCTTTACTTTCGTCTTTACATTAGCGTACCATCGAGTAAAGACAGATGTAAAGACCTCTGGACGATCGAGTCAGATTCGGAACGCTTGTGCGATAGTTCTTCGTAGCGAGACGAGAGAGCAAGAGGAGCCACACGGCTGGTGCTTCAGGGCGCCCTTACTCATGGAACTCTCTTGCACGCGAACTCGCCGCTTACCCCCGAGGGGAAGAGACGACTCATCGAGCGCCTGCAGACGGGCCGCCCGATCGCACACGTCGCCACGGAGATGGGAATCTCTCGGCAGACCGCCACGAAGTGGTGGGGCCGCTACCTCGCGTACGGGTTCGACGGGCTACAGGAAGCGTCCTCACGGCCCCTCAGCAGCCCCACAGAGACGACGGAAGACGTCGTCGAGATTCTCGTAGCGATTCGCCTATCGAAGAAGTGGGGAGCCGCGCGGATCGCCGCGTTCATGCTCTCCGAGTACGGGGTAGAAATCTCCCCCTCGACCGTGCACCGCGTGCTCACCAAGCGCGGGCTGAGCCGCGTGCGTGACCTGGACCCTGCCACGGGTGAGATCAAGAAGCGCCCCACGTACAAGACCATGGACCCGAAGTACCTCGGCTACATGGTGCACATCGACGTGAAGAAGGTGGGCCGCATCCCCGACGGCGGCGGGTGGTTCATCCACGGCCAGGGCACCGACCTGCACCGCAAGTCGAAGCGCGCGGGCGTCGGCAAGGTCGGCTACATCTACATCCACACCGCCGTCGAAGCATACTCACGGCTCGCGTACTCCGAAGTGCACCTCAACGAGAAGGGGACGACCGCGGCCGGCCACTGGCTCCGCGCGCTCGAGTTCTTCGCCCACCACGCGATCACGACCGTCGAGAACTGCCTCACGGACAACGGCGGTGCGTACCGCTCGCGGCCCTTCAATGAGGCACTCGAAGCGACCGGCACTCACCACCGGTTCACTCCGCCCTACACGCCCCGCGTCAACGGCAAGGTCGAGCGGTTCAACGCCACTCTGAAAGCCGAGTGGCTCCAGGTGCAGGGCTACGAGTCCGAAGACGCCCGCATCGAAGAGCTGCACCGCTTCCTGAACTACTACAACCACGAGCGGCCACACACCGCGCACGGTATGAAGCCGCCCGCGTCAGTGGCCCCCAGCGACTTCCGACTGAGTCCTCAGGTAATGGTCTGGCCGGAGACCGTCATACCCGTGGGTCATGACGAAAGCCGTCTCTTCGATGACGTCCTCGAGTTCATGTCGAGTGAACAACGTCCTGAGACATGACACCTAGAACTCGAATCGGCCGGTGCCGAAGAAGGCGTGGTTGGCGACACCGCCAGCGGTCGTCATGGTGCCGTTGACGACCATCGACTGGAAGAAGATGCTTCCGTCTGAGCCGACGTACCAGCGGGACGCGCCGAGGTTCCCGCCGACACCGATCGTCCCGGAGCCCAGGGGGGCGTTGCCGGGTGGGCGCACACCTGCGGGGAGGACTCCGACGACGACTGCGGCGCCGGCGTTCACAGCGAGGTTGGATCCTGTGCGGGTGACCTCGAACGCGGAGATCTCCGCACCGCCCGGTGTGAGCCGGTAGCGGATCGCGCCGCTGCTAACCGCCCACCCGGATGCAGGAGTCAGGGTCACCCAGTCGGTTCCGGGCGCTGCGAGCACCCAGGCTGCGTCCTTCGACCGATAGATGCGCCCGGTGTCCGTCTCCACCCACAGCATGCCGTTGCGGTGCTTCGCGGCGGGCAGAGTTTGACGTTCCGTGCTCGAGCCCACTCGCACGTTGGCGAACGACGCCGCGAAGTCGGCGATCGCTTGCAGGTCGACCACGGTCTGGGTGGGTGTCGGGGAGACAACCGGCTTGCCGTAAGCATCAAGGGTGTAGCCCATGAGCTACCTCGTTTCTGTTGGCGCGCGGCTGAGCTCACGCGAGAGTCGTAGGAAGAGGGAGGCTCAACGCCACTTGATGCGCAGCGCGCCAGAGAGGCCGTCTTGAGCGAGGGAAGCGAACTTCGAATACCCGCCCTGGTTGAGCCCCACACCGTAGAAGGAGCCCCCCGCGATGAGCGCGGCGAACCATGCATTGTTCGGTACCGGGTTCCACCCGTTCGGCGGATCCCAGGGGAACAGGCTCCCCATCGCGGGAACGCCCGCCTTCCCCGGTGAGGTGTGGAGCGCGAAATTCGGCGAGGAGCCCTGGTCCTGCACCCGGTTGATGAACATCTCCATCGACACGAGCTGAGAACCGGCAGGGATCGTGTCCTTGATCTGCGTGCCGTAGAACCATGCCCCATAGGTCGAGTTCGACGCCCACGGCTGCGCCGTCCACCATCGCGTCGCTCCCCTGTCGGTGGAGCCTGCGTCGATGGCTCGGAAGGTGGCTTCCTTCACCGTCACCCCGCCCCCGCCAGGGGTGGGAGGAGGCGTCGGGGACGCCGGTTGAACCGACAGCGCACCAAGGCACACCGGCCCGGGCCACGAGATCCCGACCGTCTGCCCCGAGGTGGGAGCCGTGCCGACCGAAGGCATCGAGAACTCGCCGAAGTCGGTCGTCACATTCACGACCCCGGAACCGACCGTCGTCACAACCCCCACTCCCGGCCGGCCCGTCGTGGGACCGAGCAGAAACCAGGAACCATCGACCGACCACACGTGGACGGGTTCGTTCACGGACGGCACGTAGGCGGTGAGGAACGCGGCGGGGAATCGGGACTGGTCGATGTCGATGAGCGCTTGACCGGCGGAGATGCCCGCGAAGGTTCCCACGCGGGTGATGACCTTCGACTTCTTCGCGATCAGGTCGAGGAGGCGGTCGGTGTCATTCATCCGCCACCTCCACAGTGAGCCGCGTGGCCTCATCACTGTGAGACACCTTCAGCACCCGAACTCGCGACCCTTCGAAGCGCAACACGTCACCGACCTCGCGCAGCGGGTTGAAGCGCTCCGTGACTTCCCTGGTGACCCCACGCACACGCGATACGCGCGGAAGCAGTTCGGCCGCGTAGTCGTAGCACTGCTTCGTGGTGGTGAGGAGATCCGACGAGTACGTGTAGGTGGCGACGCCGAAGGGTGATGCGGAACCGTCAGCGTTCCCGACCCGCAGGAAGCCATCCGTCACGCTGGCGACACCATAGACCGGCTCGCCGGTCGGGCTCTTGCCCTTCACGACAACCCGGTTGTACGTCTTCTCAGCCGTCAGCGTGCGCGGTGCGGACACGTAACCGGTCAGGTCATCGACAGGTTCGGGCCATGCCTTCGGGCGGGCTGTCAGTACACCGGAGGCGTTCAGCGCCGGCCATGCGCCGAGCCTGTCGAACAACTTCGATACTGCGGCATCCTTCTGCTCATCGTGTGCGACCGGGGTCGCGATCGTGGCATCCGCGACGTTGCGCACGAGCGGCAGACCCGTGATCGCTTGAATCTCGCCCCATACCGACGTGGACGCCGACTGGGTGGGCACCGCGAATCGGTCGCGGATGACGCGCTGCAGTCCATCCTTGAGGTTCAGCTCGAACGACTCGCCGGGGTGGATGACTCGGCCCGTCCACGGCATCTGCGACTCGACCGACGTCGGCACGGAGTCGATGACGAACCGACCCATCGCGATGCGTTCCGTGAACTCCCCCGCTCCCACCAGACAGTCGATCTGGAGTTCGGACCCGAAGGGCGAGAACCAGTCCCCCACCTGTTTCGGAATCATCGACGTCGCATGGTCATCCGCCCACACCACGGTGCAGGAGCCAGACCCTGCGACGAACTGGTTCCCGTCCCAAGACAGGTCCACGTCGGAGATATCCAGGTTCGCCAGCCGACGCTGACCGTCATACATCAGGTCAGCGACCCAGACGCGCGAGAAACCACCGCTGCGAATGAGATCGAGGGTGCGGGCTGAAACATCACGCATCCCGCACCCCCGTTTCACCCAGCAAGCCCCGCCAGGGAGTAGTCGCGATCCTGTGCGTCATACGACGCATAGGCGGCATCTCGAGCCGTGTACGACGCATACCCCGCGTCGAGGTCGGCGTAGGACAGTGTTGCGATCACGAGCGCCGGCGCAGGCGGGTTCACTTCATCGACCGTGGTCGTGAATCCCAGAACATCGCCGCCGTAGCCTGACCTGTCGACTTCTGAAAGGAACGGGACGTGGCAGAAGAACACGGAAGGCCAGCGCCCCGATGTAGATCGGATCAGCCAGATGGGCAACTGCGGGGTCTCGTAGGTGCCCAACGTTGCGTGCAGCGTCTCGAGGTCAGCATCCGCGACCTCGAACACCACGGGGACTCCCTGCAGCGAGCGACGGGGACCGAAGCCCACGTAGTCGGGTGTTGCCTCTCCCGAGGAGAAGACCAGGCCACCCGGTGTTGCTCGCGTGAGCTCTGGCGCCGTGCCCCAGTTCAGTTGAACCTTGACCGCCAGGGACGGATCCAGCGGTTGCTGGATGACAGTCCCCCCAGTCCATCCGATTGTCGACGACCCGATCGCGACTCGTCCCAGCGGGGTGCTACCCGCCCAGCATTCCGCCTCGTAGGAGAACGATCCCCGAAGGGGCGGCTCATAGTCGATCAGGGACAGTGAGCCCGTACCCGCCGACTCGATCGAGGCGCTCGCGTTCACCGCGCCCAACCATGACGGCGCGTACCCCAGGTAGGGCGTGGACGAACCGGAGAACCACCGACCGACACTGTTGGCCGACTCGGTGAGGAACCCTGTGACGTCCAGTCGTGCACCCACGGGGACTGTGCCCGTGATGCGGAAGATCGGCACTGCGCGCACTGCGCCGGCAAGCCGCGGGACAGAGAAGCCCACACGGTTCCACCCGCTACCGATGGAACCAGTCGCAACATCCGAGGTGCCCAGAAGAACGTTGGATGAGTTGTACTGCTGGATGTAGACCCGTCCGATGGGATCCGAGATCGACGACGGGCGAACCCAAGCCGAAGCCGCGATGTCCGGGCCCAACGGGGTCTTCAGGACGTTGTTTGTCGCCGTGCCGCGCACATCCAGGTAGGTCGATGCGGCTGTCGCTTCGACACGCACGAACGTGTCGATCCCCATCCCGCCAACGTTCATCCCCAGCGTTGAGGTGGCCGTGAACGTCGGTGAACCTGCCCCCGATTGTGACGCCGAATGGGATGACGTCGAGGTGCCGGCGGGGTCGACGTCAACGTTCCGTCGAACCTCCAGAGGAGGCCCGCCCGCGAACGCACGGTCGACCCCGCCGCGCACCTTGATCTCACGCCCATCGGCGATACGCCATAGGGTCACCCGGTTGGTACCCGCGAGCACATCAGCCGACTCGATCACCATCTCGACGCGAGGCACCGGGGTCATATCCGACAAAGGAGTGAGAACAACCGTCATGCCGACACCTGCCCTCCGCTGTACGCAACAGCATCCGTCTTGGCCTTCGCAACGATCTGTTCTTGGACGATCGCCCGCACCGGATTCCCGTCGACCAACAACGTGAACTCAGCCCCAGCAAGAGATACCTGAATGGGGGCAGAAGACGACGGGCGCTGCGACTGGGTGAAGCCCATTCGATCTCCGAAGGTCTGCCAGATTCCGTGAGTGCGGTCCCTGTACTTCGGGTCAGTCGTCCCGTACATCTCGTCGTAGCCAGCTTCAGCCATGACACGGTGCTCGATCCCACCAGGCGTGGCCGGATAGATCCCAGGCAGGAAATCACCCGCCGCGAACTTCTTCACGCCGCCCTGGTAGTAGCCGCCAGTGGCGTTCGGAGTCACGTCGAACTTGCCGACCGAGAAAGACTCGAGGGTGATCCGCTTGTACCCGGGAATCGCGTCGAGGCGCGCCTTTACCTCAGCCAGCTTCGCAGCGGCCTGTTCGGCTTCGACTCGGTACTTCGTCTCGCGGTTCTCGGGCAAGTTCAGCCACGCCTGATAGACGTTCCCAAGCGCCGACGTGACCTGTGAGGCAGATCCGAGGTTCTTGTCAGCCCACGCTGTCGCCGTGGCGATGTCCTCACCCTTCGCGACACGCATCTCGATGACCTTCTGCCGGCCCTTCTCCCACTCCTCCGTTGCCGCTGCGAGAGTCCCACCGTTGTTGATGATCGCCGTAGCGGAATCGAGGTGCGACTGCTCCACCTCACGCATGGCATCACGCAGACGGATCGAGGCGTCGTTGGTCCCGTCGAGGACCGCCCCCTCCTCTTCGGCAGCCTTGGCAAGCGAGTTCAGCGACGACAGAGCGCGATCGCTCGCGTCCCCCATCGACATCGCCGCATCGCCAACATCAGTCAACGCGGTAGCGGTGCCGCGAAGCGCCTCGTCCGCCTCTGTCGCCTCTGTCTTCATCTCTGCAAGCGCGGCCTCAGCCTCAGCAGTAGACCCCGGAAGCTCGCCCATCGCGAGCTGCAGGAACTCCGTGCTGTCCGCAGCGATGCCTTGCCCTGCCGCCAGCTTCAAAATCTCGTCACGATACGCGGGCATCTCATTGAGCAGCTGTCGTGTCTGCTCGGCGGTGAGCTTGTTCTCATCCCGCAGCGCGCGGAAAGCGAGCTGCGCCTTGGGGAGATCGCTCGAGGCCATCTCCGAGAGAGCTCCGCCGTAGCGCTTGAGCGAGTCGTAGGCACCACGCTGAGAAACGGTGGTGGAAAGTGCATCCGCCCAGTTCTTCTGAGCATCGATCGCGTGGTCGAGCAGCCCAGGAAGATCCTTCAGTTCTTCGGCGTAGTCCCCGGACATGAAAGTCTCGAGCGATCCTCGCTCAAAGGCTGCGTTCAGGCTCTCTGCCGCGCTGGCAGACGTCTTGATCGCGTTGAGGATGTCCGCCTGAGCAGGCACGCCATCCTCGATCTGCTTGTTGAACAGTGCGACAGCCGCCGTAGCCGCGAAGAGCGCAACGCCCCACGGGCCACCCAGGAACGAGGAGAGGCCGCCCAAACCAGAACGCACCGCGCTGGTAACACTCGGGAGGGACTGCATCGCGACCTTGAACGCCACAACCTTCGGGATCGCAACCAGGGCCGCGCCCCCGATGAGAGCCGTGACGCCGACGACCCCGGTAAGCACACCGATGATGCCCTGAACGGGCTCGGGAATGTCTGCGAGGAAGCTCGCGAACTCCTTCAGCCCGCCCGCTGCTTCCGCGACCGCAGGCAGGAACACCGAGCCGAATGAGATCGCCGCGTCGTTGACTGCGTTCCCCGCGATCTGCATCTGCGATTCGACGGTGTTGTACCGCTTCTCCGCCTCAGTGAGCAGCGCGTTGTTCTTCTCGAACTCGCTGTTGCCCATGCCCATCGCGCCGGCGAACATGTCCGCTGCCGAGGCAGATCGCAGGAGCGCGTCGCGCATCCTGACTTCGGTGATACCGAGCTCCGACAGGACACCGAGAGTCGATGAACCCTGTGACTCTGCGTCCGACAGCCCCTTCACGAACAGCGACAGGGCCGCAGCCGGGTCAGACTTCCACTTCGCGGCGAACTCATCCGCTGACGTCCCCGCTGTCTTGGCGAACAGCTCGAGGCGTGAGCCTCCCTCCTCCACGGAGGCGGCGATGTCGATCATCACCTTGGACATGGCGGATCCGCCAGCCTCAGCCTCGATACCTACAGAAGAGAGCGCAGTGGAAAGTCCGAGAACCTGACCCTCAGTGAGCCCAACCTGCTTGCCGGCACCAGCGAGACGCATGGCCATTTCCATGATCTCGGCCTCGGTCGTGGCGTAGTTGTTGCCCAGACCGACAATGGCCGAACCGAGCTTGTCGACGTCACCCTGAGCCGTGCCCATGATGTTCATGAACCGGGCGAGCGAAGTGGCCGCGTCATTCGCTGACAGGTTGGTCGTCTCGCCGAGGTCGATCATCGTCCGTGTGAAGGCGACGACGTTCTCAGTCTTGATGCCGAGCTGTCCAGCAGCTTCGGCAACCGCGGCGATCTCGTCGTGCGAAGCGGGGAGCACAGAGGTCAGGCCGCGAAGCCCATCCTCTACTGCAGCCAGCTGCGCGGGCGTACCCTCCACAGTCTTGGTGACGCCAGCCCAGGCAGATTCCCAGCCGATCGCGGCCTTGATCGAGAGCGCCGTCATCGCGGTCATCGCTGTACCGACACCCAGGGCGACCGTTCCTAGCTGGTTGAACGCCTCGCGCTTCTGCGCAAGCTGCTCGGAGGCAGTCCCGACCTTGCGAGTCTCGCTTGCGGCTTCCTCCATGCCGCGCTTGAAATCCGCAACCTCAGCAAGCAACCGAACCTTGACGACGCGATCGGCCATACGAACACCCCCATGGCTCGCGACGAACCGCTACCATCAGGGAATGAGCACAAAACTCGGTGGCGCGCGGTTCACCTTCGCGGTGTACGTCCTCTTTGGCGCGCTCGCACTTCTGTGCATCCCTGTCGCAGTCGTCTTCTTCTTCTTCGCCCCGATGGGCGGATTCGTGTTTCTGATCGCGGCAGGAATCCTCTGGGCGCTGTCAGCCTCAGTCGGACGGTCCTACAAGGAGCTCGTCGGCAAGAATTAGTCGTCGAGTTCGACGCGGAAGCTGAGGTAGCGAAGCATCTTCTCGCCGTACTTCTTCTCGGCGGCTTCCATCCCTTCAACGCGCGCTTTCAAAGCGAAATCGGTGACAGGATCGCTCAGCTTGAAGCGACCCATGTTCTTCTTGTCCGTGGCGTCGGACATCTTCCAGCCGGTGCTGCTGCGTGGCTCATTTGCTGCTCGACGGGCGCCGAGAAGCGCCCCCACCTCGTACGGCGTGAAACGCGCCTCGGCGAAGGACACGGACAGCAGTGTCCCATCCGGGCTGTAGGTGCGCGTCTCGGTGGCGTGGCCCTGCAGTTCCCGCACTGTGACGCCGAGCTCCAGCGCGAGTTGGGCTAGCTCTGCGGCGAGCCCGTCCGTGCTTTTCCCGCCGTCTTCAACGCCTCCTGGTACCAGGAATCGTGGATCATCCACAGAGCGAAGGCGAGGTTCTCGCGGTCCTGGCGGGAGAGAGTGTCATACACCTCAGGCCATCGGTAGACCGTCTCACCATCCGCGTTCGTCGCGAGGAGATCGTCTGACTCGTCACCGTCGACCAGGACGACGCCCTGGTACTCGCGGACAGCGGAGTCAAGGTTGGTGGCCGCGTTCAGGTCCAGGCGGACTGCCTCGCGCGGAGGATGCAACAGTGTGTAGGCGCGCCAGTCGTCATCAGACATCGCGGTCATCTTCACGCCGATCTGCGCGTCGTTGAAGATCACCGGCTGCACGACCGTCTCGCGCTTCTCGGCTCGCGCGCGTGCTTTCGCGATCCCCGCGTCGATATCGATCATTCAGAGACCTCCGTTGCAAGCCGAGCTTCGAGCTCGTCGACCTTCGCAGCCCACTTCTCGCGGCCGTCTTTGAGTCCGCCGAGACGGGCGGAAAGATCGCGTCCGCGAGGTGTGCGGCGGGCTTCGCGGTTCATCGCCGCGTACTCGTCGAGCTGTGCGATGAACTGCGCCAGCAACAGCCGAGCCGTGGTCAGCTGCGCCTTCACTGGGCGCTCAGTTGCGACATCCATGAGACCTATTCCTCACCATCCTCACCAGAAGAGAGATGACCCGGGGGTGGAGCCTGGTGAGGGAAACCCCACCCCCGGAGCTTGGGGCTACGCGACGACAGCGACTTCCTGCTCGACGCGACCCGTGATCGACGGCATGGTCTGCTTGTGCGCGTCCGTGTTCGCCGTCGCCGGCACATCGACCGACGTTGCGGTGCGGATCGGCACCACGTCGTTGATCTTGTCGCCCGCCGCGAACGTGTGACCGGACTCGTAGCCGAGCGCGTGGACGATGTACCCGGCGACACCCTTCGTGCCGAGGATCGTCTCGACCTCGGTCGGCGTCTCGCGGTTGTAGACGTAGAGCAGCGTCAGCTTGTACTTCTTCGTGCCCTCAGATGAGAGCTCCTGCTCGAGCGTGTAACGCGTCGAGGTGCGCTCGTTGATGGTCGTCTCGAGCGCGTATCCGGTCGGGCCGTAAAGCCCGTACGTGATCGGGGTGCCGGCCGCGAGCTCCGCGACGGTCGGCTTCGACGGGTCTGCGATCGTGGTGCAGTGCAGCACCACGCCCATCCCGTCGTAGCCGAAAGACTCCTGCACTTCCTCGGTTGCCATTAGTTCTCCTCAGGGGTAAGCCCCTCGGAGGGGGCGTTCGAATCCTCACCAGGACTGGTCGCCTGCTTCTTCGCAGACTTCGCACGCTTGGGACGTGCGGAACTCTTCACCGGCACCGTGCCGGGAAAGTGAGAAGCCGGTCGCTGTGTAGCAACCGGCTCCGAATCGATGACCTTGTATCGGTCTGGGTGACGTTCAACCCATGACTGGGGAACGTCCACCTCATGTAGCGGCCCACCAGGAACCGCGCTGCGCACGCGAATGAACATCACGCCCTCCTTGAAACGAATTCGAATGACAGGTCGAGGTAGTGGAGGTCAGTGACCGGATCGAACCGGCCCTTCCCTTCCTCAACCCCGGGAACAAGCGACACCGGGTCACACCGACGCCCCGACACAGCCGGGATCTTCCCGATCACTGTCATCACCGCGTCGGCAAGCTCCAGGAGCCCGTCTGCGGTCGTCGCGACGATCCGCACGTCGTACCGCCACTTGGACCGGGAATCGGCCCTCTGGCGGGACGTGAACCTGTTGTCGTTGAGTTCTGCGGGTGCGTCAGGGAACAGGACAATGTAGTTCGCGCGGACGGGCTTGCCATCGACGCGACGAACGTTGTCGTACACCTTCCCCACCAGGACGGCCACGGCGAGCAGGAGCGCACGGAACGCGGCGAAGTGAGAGAACATCAGCCCTCCACCTTGTCGATCACGGCCTGCGTGATGGCGATCTCAAGGCCACGCGCGAAGTCGGCTTCGTTCGCTTCCAGGGCGTCACGTCCGGCGTGCTGTGGGGCCGCCTGCACACCACCCGGAGCATCCTCCAGGAAGCCTGCGGAAGCGCCCGCGCGACCGAGCTCAGGACCGATCTCCGCTTCGATTCCGTTGAGCGGGTACTTGATGTCGTAGAAGATCGATGACGCGTACCGCTCGGAGTAGCCATCGCCGCGGCCAACCTCGGCCCCCTGCCGCCAGTCTTCCTTCACGCTCCTGGCAGTGACCTCGAGCGCCTTCTTGATGTTCCGGTTCGCTTCCGGGGGGACCGCGGAGAGATCTGCGGCGAGTTCAGCGAGTTCGGAGAAGTCGTCAGCCATCAGCTCAGCTCCTCCAACGGGTAGCGGTAGGCGGTCACCTGTCCCCCACCGGCCGCGCCTGCGATCTTGAACCGCCGACCGACAAGCATCGGGTCATCGGATCCGCTGCACTCCACCTCGTCGTCGGTGAAGAAGCGTGCCGTGCCGAACGGGACAGACAGGTACGGTTCCTGCATCGCGACTGGGGAGCCTGTCGCCTGGGAGTTGGACACTTCGCGCGACCCCCATCGAATCCGGCCCTTGCCGGTGTACCGCTCGGCGTCGAGGACGCGCGTGGCATCCTTGGTGTCTGGGTCGATTCCGTCACGGAACTTCCCCACGAGCACCGTCTCGAACATCCGCGATTCGGCTTCAGCGCGCAGCTGCGGCAGGGCTGCAGCGATGTCTGTACCGAGGGTCACCATTCCCCCAGCTCGAAGATCGGCTTCCCCGCGATGTCTACCCCACAGGAGCAGAACGTCGCCCCGAATGCGAGGGAACACCAGGGAAGATGCTGTGACCCAACCGGGGGGATCATGTCGATCGAGAACGCGCCACTGTCATCCGGGTCAGTGAGGCCGAGAAGGGTCCACCACTCGTCGATGATGTCGATACGGCCTTTGCCCGACTGGTAGGTACGCGCTGTCGTGCCGTCGTCAACGGTCACAGAGACTTGTGTCGCGTCGTCTGGACGCTTGATGTACGCGGCGACAGCTTCACGCACCACGTAGTCGAGCTTCACCTCGGAGATCGTCGACATGTCGACGTCGAGCTCCTCGGCTCGGTTCTGGATGAGCATCAACGCATCGTCGATGTCCATGTCCCACTGCTGCTCCGTGATGGAGCCAGGTTCGGGGGCGGCCCTGCCGAGCTTGACCGCGATCATTGCGGGAGTCACAGTCATGACCGCCCCCTTCCCTAGTTAGTCCTCTTCGGACTCCTCTTCGCCGGATTCCTCTTCGTCCTCCGAGCCGGACGCACCAGCGGCAACGATGACCGCGAGAATGTCGTCCTTCTTGGTGGCATCGCCGAGGTCAATCCCGTTCTCCTCGGCATGAGCCTTGAGATCCGCGACCTTCCATGACTTGTCGGGAGCGTCCGATCGCTCCACGGCCTGCTTCGCGTCCACATCGGCCCACTGAGAGTCGGACACGATCGGGTGGTCATCGCGAACGTTGACCACCACCCCAGTGACGATGTTCAGGAGACGCATCAGCCCGCGACCTTGTCCACGATCAGCGCGAACGCGTCGAGGTCCGCGATCCCCCAGCCGTAGACAACCTCTGCGCGGAACGCGACCTGGTTGTTGCGCTTGAGGTCGCCCTGGCCATCCGGGTCGCCGTAGCGAATGAGCTCGAGGCCGAGCGCACGCTGCACGCCCCAGCGGAAGGCGGAGAAGTCTCCGACGATGCCGAGGATGTTCGACGCGACTGCGAGGACGCCGGCGCCGCCGACCGTGCGGGACACCGACGCGCGGTGGCCTTCCAGCTCGGAGGGATCCAGCGACAGGCGGAAGTTCGGGTAGAGCTTCTGCTCGCTGTTCACGCCACGCAGGGCAGAGAACTTCGCAGCAAACGCCGGGTCGAGGGCGATGTCGCTCGGAGTGTAGCCATCAGCGAGAACGAGCGCGTCAGCGGCGTCGAGGTTCGCGTAGGGCTTATCCGAAGCGACGCGCTCAACCTGGTTGGTTGCGGCGGAGAGCTTCTGCGTGATCGAGGCCGCGACGGCACCGGTCTTCGGGTTGACACCGTGGATGCCACCGAAGTCCAGGGCACGCGAGAGCGCCGGCTGGATCTGAGCGAGGATGCTCTCGACAGCCTGCAGCTGGTGATCCTCGTCCGCCCAGATGACTTCCTCGTTCATGCGAACGGTCTTCTGGAACTTGTGAGGCTCGACGGTCTGGATCTTCTTCGTGATGTCGTTGGAGGACTTCTGCCCGCCCTCGGACACCAGCTCGGCTTCACCCGAGTCGAAGATCATCGCCTTGCCGGTGCCGAACTTCTGCGGCTCGGAAGGCGACAGGGTCGCGATGGTCGAGCCCGCGGCGACCTTGCCGAGCCACGGGTCGATGATGTGATCGGGGAGCTCAAGGAACCCCGTTGCAAGTGCAGCCATGTGGCTACCTCCCTATTCGGTCTGTGCCGACGCGAACAGGCTGCGGGTGAACTCCCGCATGTCCTTGTCCTTGTCCGGCGTGGTTGTGGTGCCGCCCTCTTTTCGGGCGACGTTGCCGTTCTTCTTCTGATCCGCGATGCGCCCCGCGACCCGTTCGGCCTGCTTGGTCATCGCCTCTTCGTCGGAACCAGTGAGGAGCAGTTCGGCGTCGGAAGGCTCGCCCTTGGCGCCCTTCTCGGTGCTGATGCCGAACTTCGCCGCGACTCGGGTGCGTGCAGCCTCGGATCGTGTGGTGCTGAGTTCGCTTTCCAGCGTGCCCAGCCGATCCTCGAGCGTCTTCGCCCCGTCTGCCTTCGCTTTCAGGTCGGGGTAGTCCGCGTACTTCGCTTCGACACGTTGGACGCGTTCCTGCACGATGCGGTTTACCTCGGCCTGCTGTTCGGGCGTGAACGTCTTTCCCTCGGCGGGCTTCGGCTCGCCCCCCGCGCCAGGATTCGGCTCGGGGTTGGGAGTTCCTTCGGTCATTGGTTCCATCCGTTTCTGTGCCGTCGCACGTCAGAACCCCGAAACTGTCGGGTACAGCCCACCGAGGCGGGAAGTCAATCGGGGTAGTTCCCCTTGAGGTAGTCGCGCAGGAACGCCTTCTCCTTGGCGGTGCGCCGGCGCTTCGACGCCAGGTACTGAGCGGTGTCAGCCTCGGGGCCGATCTCGCCACCCTGGAAGACGGGAGCAGCGGTGCACATGCAGTCGTCGTGAGCCGCGAACGTGGCCGTCTCCTTGCGGTACACGGCGCCACGGTCAGCGAGCATCCGGCAGAAGCTGCACGACTTCGAGTCACGCGTGATCCGCTTCCACCCGACGCACGCCGGATCCTGCTTCCGATTCGCGATGATCGTGTCCCGGTACGGGCGCGCCATCTCCGTTCGCATCAACTGTGCGAACCGCGCGGCCGCGAGCTCGTCGTCGTCGATCGACAACGGATCCGATGCCCACGCGACACCTCTGCGGATCTTCACCGTCCGGTCGAGGACCACCGGAGTCGCGCTGTACGCACCCTCGGCGACCCCGAAACGGGAATCATCGTAGAGATCCGCGGCCAGTGCAGCGGACCCCTCCGAGTAGTACGCGAGAACCCCAGGTATCGTGTCGAGAAGCTGCAGCCGACGCGACTCCCATGACCCGGAGGACCGGCGCAGCATCCACCGCACCTGATCTTCCGCGTCATCACCCAGCAGGGTTAGGAGCTGCTTGGACTCGAGTGGCGTCACCATTCGCGACCTCCGCTTGACGTGCCGCTATCAGGGACTCGGCCGACTGGCGACCACGCATCTTGTCCCGATCCGCCTGCAGTCGGGCGATCTGCTGAGTGCTGAACCCGAGAACCTCGAGACCCACCTCAGTGTCACGAACCCACTCAGGAGCCGCGGCGATCTGCTTCGCGCCGGCGTCGGCCTGCGACGCCTTGGACAGGTACATCGGCGACCGCCACTTGGTGTCGATCGACGCCCACTCCTTCGGAATCTCCGACAGGCCGTTCTGGATAGCGAGCGCGGTCATCACTCGGCGACGGATCGGAACAGACCAGTCATCCGTCGCACCCTCCGCCTCAGCGATGAGATCTTCACGCCCAGCGATGTAGGAGCCCTCGGAAGTCGGGTTCGCCATGTCGGTGAGCGCGAACGCAGCGTCAGGAAGGTCGTACTCGCGCGCCTCGAGCTTCGCCAGCGCATTCAGGTCCGCGAGATGCGGCGCCGGGGACTGCGCGGCGATGTGCTCGACGGCGGCGCGGCCGCCCTCAATCACGTCACCGCGCTCATCAACCGCATCGGGCAGCATAAGGGCTCGGCCCAGTGCGACCTGCCACGCGGCCTTGTACGATCCGTCAGCATTCTTGAACATCGACTCGTTGGCACCGAGCAAGATGAGCTGCGGGATCGCGTAGATGTCCATGTGCGCTTCGAGGCGGACGAGCTCGCGAATCGCGGCGTACTGGTGAGAGATCGCAGCCGGCGTGATCCTGGAACGTCCCATGCGCTTCGATGACCGCGGCTTGTAAACGAGCGGATCGACCGGGACATGCCATGGGTGTTCGGAGCGGTCGATCTCCCACTTGCCGTCCACGATGTCGGCGTTGATCGTCTCGCCGTCGAGGTACAGCACGAGCCCGGTGATCTTGTTCCGCTCACGCGAGGTCACCGAGAGCAGGTTGTCGAGACGACGCTTCCGGTTGTTCCACTCGCCGGTCGCGTTGAGCGCGTCCTTCGCGTGAACCAGCGCCTTCGGCTCATCCTCGCCACCCTGCGTCGTGATCAGGTAGGAGATTCCGTGGATGAGAGAGTCCGTGCGCCCCTGGGACAGCTCGGAACGGAGGAAGTTCGAGTCCTCGAGTTCCTGCATTCCGAGCGCGTCCAGGTCGCCGTCAGCCCACACCATCTCGTCGAGGTTGCACCGGCGAGCGAGACCATCGACGCCCTTCGCTGTCCACCCCAGGGCCAGCCCCAGCCGGTGGTACTGCGGTGGAATGATCGTCCCCACCTGACGGATAGCGGACTTCCCGTCGTACAGGTCAGAACGCTTCTTGTTGTGAGGTGACTTGTCCTCCAGCTGCTTCGCGAGGAAGTTCAGGTCCACCGTCTCGTCGTCAGAGAGTCCCGGGACTCGCAGAGTCTCATCAACCATGCGGTCCCCCATCCCTACAGCACCAAAGCCGTACGTTCCGTTGCGCGGCGCCGCGTCGGGCGTTCCACGTCGTCCTTCTGAGCACCCCACAGGGCGAGAGTCGCTGACACGATCGGAGTGATGTCCGACTCTGCGTCCTTCCGGTTCCACGCCCACGCGCCAGCGAGCGGGCGCTTCCGGGCGAGGGAAAGGGCCACGTTCAGTTGCGGCTGGTCCGTGTGCCGAAGCTTCGGTGAAGGCTCCATCACTCCGTCGAAGAACTGCCCGCACGCGATCGCCATATCCCGGCCCTCAGCAGCAGCGAGCGTCACCACAACATCGGTTCCGACCAGATAGTTCCGGCCGCGTCGCTCCTCGACGAGTCCGGTCATCTCATCCACGACGACCGCGTGCAGCTGATTGCGTTCCGCACGAGCTTTCACCCACGCAGACACCCACTCCACCGACCGCTTCTGCTCATCGAGCTCCACGTGCCACAAACCATCAGCACGCTGACCAGCCAGAGACACCGAAGCCACCGAGCGATCCGGGGCGACATCGATCGCAAGTGTGATCCGATCGATCGCCATCGACGCGGGATCCTTGACAGCACCCCACGAGTTGTCATCGATGACCTGCCCGGAATCGAGCGCGTCGTAGATGCCCATCGCTTCGCGCTTGAATGAGTCCTCGTTCTTGAGCTGCTTCCGCATGCGGAGCATCGACTCGAGCGGCGTGCGGTGCGGGAAGGACGGATTCGCTTTCGCCCACTGCGCCCGGTCATCCGGATCGGCATCCTTGTCCGCTGAGAACTCGACGTACACCATGTCGTCGGACAGACCCACGACCTGATCGAGCGGCTTGACCTCGAGCGCCTCGCTGCGACGCCCCAGCCATTCCTCACCAGGATCGGTGGGCCGTGGCGGTGTGCCCATGAAGAACAGAAGTGCGCCGGCCGGCTGGCGGGACTGGTTCGTCGCCGCCACCATGTCTTCGAGCGCCTTCTCGCCGAGGATCTGCGCCTCGTCGAACACCTCGACGTCGACCTCATCGAAACCACGGCCGAAACCACCCTCGCGGGCGCCGAACATGATCACCGAACCGTTGCGGAACCGGATTTCTTGTTCGCCATTCGCTGTTCGAATGCCGTCATTGCGCCCAGCGGCGAGATGACCACGGATCTTCTTCTTCCGGACCATGCCCTGCATCGTCTGGAAAGTCTTCGTGGCCGTCTTCGTCCGGTGTGCCGTCCACAGAACCGTCATCTTCGGGTTCAGGATGCACAGGGCGATGATGATCATGCCGACGAGGAACGTCTTGCCGACCTGACGCGGGATCGAGAGGACAATGCCACCGATCGTCGCCGCGTACTTGCCGTCCTTCGACTTGCCCAGTGCCACCGTGCCGATGCCGTGCTGCCACTCGTCAAACTTGACGCCCATCGCGGCGCACTGGGCAACCACTCGAGGCCACGCCGTCGACACGATCCCCTTGGGGTAGACCACGTGGCGGGCGAGGTCAGTGAGCTTCGGTTCAGATCGCGGCGGCGTCGAACTCTCCGTCTTCGACATTCGCGCCGCCCTCCGCGTCTTCCTCGCCGCCGCGCTGCAACGCCTCAATCTCCTTCGACAGAAGCGAGAGCTGACGGTGAAGCGCAGCCTTCGCCGGCCCCTTCTCATCAGGGAGGTCATTCGCGATCTCGCGACGCTGCGCAAGAAGGATCTGCAAGTAGTCACCCGACTCGATCGCCTCAGCGAGAGTCAGAATCTTCGGCGGCTCCGGCACCTCATCAGCCTTCACCGCCCGAAGAACAGACGTTCGATTCTTCATCACGGCCCCTTTCGAGGAAACGAAAAAAAGACCAGAGAGAGAGAACGGCAAGCCCCGGAGACCCGCTGTCGATGCGGGTGAGGGGGCACTCCCCCTGGGGTTCGGAGTCGTGTTCGAAGGTCAGTTGAGTGTGCCTGACCTCTTGATGATCGGGGCTACCAGGCGTGCGCGCTTCTTGCTGTTGCATCGCCAGTGTGCAGGCTGTGCGTTGCTCAGGTCGTGACGTCCGCCCTTGTCGATGGGGATGTCATGGTCGGCAACGAATGCTTCAGGGTTTGGTTTGCGTGTCCCTGGCAGGAAGTATGGGATCGTGTAGTCGATGGGTTCACCGCAGATGCGGCAGTTTCCCCCGAGGCGGCGTACGTGCTCCCTCATGCGGTTCTGCATGTTGCTGTTGCGGCGGACCATCGCGCCCACCTCCTCAGTCGTAGCCGAGTTGGTAGCTGACACCGTGCCTGTCGTCCCCGCTGTGCTCGTATCCCGTGAGGTGATCGTGGGTGCAGCAGGTGTCGGCGTCGGCTGGGGATGGCCATGGGGTGCCGCACTGGGGCAGGTGTGGGGCGCCATGTCAGTCGTCTTCCCACCTGTGCATGGGGCGCATGATGCGGGGGCTGACGTGGTTCTTGCGGGCTGCGATGTTCTCGGCGTGGCATTCCTCTTCGCAGGCCATCATGGCGGCGTAGGTGTGCCGGTCGATGCCGCAGAGCTCGCAGACGTAGGCGCTCATGGTTCGTCCGTGTATGCGTCGATGCGGGCTGTGAGGTTGGCGATGCCTGTCTCGTAGCCGCGGATGATGTTGACGAGTTCGCGCTTGTCGAGGCGGTGAAGGTCACGGCGCCGCTGGAGGTCATTCGGCTGGTGTGCGGCGTTGACTTCGCGAATGTCACTCATCAGTCGCCTCTCGAGAGTGCCCATCCGAGGGCAGGTTTCCAAATGATGTGGGCGAGAATCGAGAGGCTGATGCCGGCGACGATGCCGAGCGTGAGTTTCATTCCCGCTCCCTGCATGAGATGGGATTAATAGCCGTATTGGCTATTCGATTACGCCGATCGCTTCCCCGTGTTTGGTGGGGTGGAGTCGAAGGAAAGGAGAGGGTGCCGAGCTTTGCTTACGCGGGTGCACGGCGGACCTCGATAGCACCTTGCGGTGTCGCATACCTCCCAGGAATCGAACCTGGTACGGCGCGGTTTTGGAGACCGCCGCTCTGCCAATGAGCTAGAGGCATGTACTCGGCCACGCCATCACGCGGGCACCGAGTGTGTTCAGTTGGTGAGCTCCCGTCATGGGGTGCTCTATGTGCCGCGTGTCATTGCGGCGTCCTGCGACCGAGCTAACCGCGACTCTGGGTCAACGATCTGCCGGGAGGCTTGGGGATTTCTTCTCGCGGTATCGGGCTTTTGCCTCTCGGCTGCATGGCCTGCAAGCGCGACCGGTCTTCGTCCGGATTGTGTTCGCAGGCGTGAACTCATGTCCATGTATGCAGTGCGTCTTGGTGGAGTTGCGCGCCGCGATGGTTGAGGATGTCGCCAGGAGGTTGGCCCGTTGCGAGACCGCCTCAAGGTGCCTGGGATTCACGCAGCTCCGGTTCTCGCATACGTGATGGATAACAACGTCAGTGTCGAGGAGCGGTCCGTTGGAAATCACCCACGCAACGCGGTGAGCCGCGTACTCGCGCCCCGCGAAGCGCAGATGCCCGTACCCTCGCTTGGCTTTGATCCTGTACTCATGACACCCGCTTGGGGTCTCCTGTATCCCCGCGGCGAGACGCTCGCGAGCGTGGAGGGGAACATCGCTCAATGAGTTAGCATTCTTCATATCGACTCCTTGAAGTCGGTCACCGCCCCGAGCTGTTGGTAGCAGCGTCGGGGCTTCTTAACGAGAAGTAGCCCCTTACGGGGGCCAGGCGGATCGTTTCGCGGATCAGGCGTGAAAGCAAGAAGCCGCCCTCGTGTGAGTGGCGGCTTAGGGGGCTGGGAACATAGTTCTTGAGCCTCGCGGCTACTGTAGCAGGTTTTGCAGATTACTTCCTCGGGCGTCCCGGTGTTTTCTTGGATGCGTTTCTGAGGTCTCGGATGTTGTACCAGATGACATCACCGGGCCTGACGGTGCGGACGGTTCCTTCTCTGGCCCACCGGTAGATGGTGTGGGTGGATCTGCCAGTGATTGTGGTGGCTTCGTCAAGCTGCACCCAGTCGTCTAGTGCGCCCAATGGCTTCCTCCGTTCGTTTGATCTCGGCGTTGACGAGTTCGACGAGGGTCTTGAACTCGTCCTCGGTGTAGGTGCGTGCGCATTCGGTGCACGCGATCTTGACGGGCTGCCAGATGCCTACCGGTGGCGTGTAGCGGATGGTCTCGCCGGCGCAGCCTTGGCAGCGAACGTGGCGGACCTTGCGGGGCTTGTCCTCGATCGGCCAGCGTGCCATCGCGGTTTCGACCTCACGGGTGAAGTCTCGTGCGGTCATGGCGCCGATGTCGTCGTTGGCGATGTCTTCGAGGTTGGCCCAGTATCGGAGCTCGCGGGAGAGCCTGGTGATCTCTTCGGCCGCGAGCCACGTCGGCGGAATGCCGACTGGGTGGTTCGATGACGGGGCGCGCACTTCCTCGACTCCGCCCTTGATGTACCCGGCGACGCGGAACCATGGGACGACCTTCTGTGAGTTGTGCACGGCTTTCTGGAACCGGTCGAACTCTTCCCAGGTGAGGTAGCCGACGTTTGCATGATCGCTCATTTTGCGGCTCCCTCGATCGGTTTGGCGTTGAGGATGGCTTCGGCTTCCTCCGGGGTGATGAACGTCACGAGTTCGACGGTCAGCTGGACTCCATCGCCCCAGCCCTCCATGCGCCATCCTTCGCGGGTCATCTTCATGCCCGCGTTGGGGAGCTCGAACAGTGCACCGATTCGTTCAGCGATGTTCTTACGTTGCTCGTCCGTGTAGTGCGTGACGATCGCCATTACTCGCCCTCCTTCGTGTCGTGGCATGCGCACTCGCAGGCGCATGGTCGATCGGTGGTGTTGTTCCATGCGTCGCACGTACAGGCCGCACACTTCCCGTCCCTGCAGTCGGGGCCGAGGACGTCAGGCATCGGTCGCTCCTTCAGCCTGGATGAAATGCACCAGCCTCAGGTGGCGCGCTTTGTTGCTCCGGTGCATCCTCCGTCCGCAGTGACCGCAATCGATCTTCCGAGGTGAGCCGTGGTGCACGGTTTTCACGTGCTGTGCGACGTTCTGCTCAAGAACCTTGAGCCAGCCTCCCCAGCAGCACGAACCCAGGCCGAGAGCGTGCCGCGGTCGCGAGGCTCGGGCACGACATACTCGCGTCCGCCGATGTCGTACCCGATGATCTGACCTGTCGTCAGGTGCGGGTTGCCCGCCGAGATCCCGCCGTTACCCGTCGCGTGCGAGTCGTAGTCACCCTCGTGGCGTCCGCTCGCGTTGCGATCGAGGTCGGACAGCATGCGTCGGTAGCCTTGCAGTGCGAGGTGCTGCTCGTGCTCGCGCTCGTACAGCTGCTTCCATGACTGTTGCACGCCGTCGATGCTGACGTTGCTCAGGTGCGCGTCGGACGGTTCGCCCTGTGGCTCAAACGCTGCGTGGAGAGCGGTGCGCTCACTCAGGAACGACAGGATTCCGCCCGCGAGGAACTCGCCGACCCCATACCCTGCGTCTCCGTCGAGCGCCTTGTCGATGAACTCAGCAAGCGCGATCCGGTCGCGGTGTTCGGACGGTTCGCCCTGTGGCTCCGATCCGTTGGACCGAAGCGCGACCAGACCCTCAGCATCCGGGCAGTCCTCGACGCTCGGCTCCGGTACCTCGGTGCGACGGAAACTGAACCGCACCAGGATCACATCGGCGAGCATCTCCGAGAACGTACGCCCCTGCGACTCCTCGGTGAGCGGCGCTTCGAGGATCGCGACCAGCGCTTCCCGCTCGTCGTCGGTAGGGGTGAGAGCCGCGATGATGAGGTCACGCACCGCCTCGGCTTCGTCCCTTTCAGCCCGGCACGCGTCGTGCTCAGCGTTCGTGACGACGCGGTCGTTCTCGACGAGCATGGAGTCAGAGGTCGCGGTGTCGATTACAGCGCGCAGTCTCTCGATCAGCTTCTTGTTGTCGGTCACTGTTCGTTCTCCTGGTCGTCTTCGTGGATGCCGAACCGGGTGACCTCGGCCAGTTCAGACGGGGTGAGGTCAGTGGTGGGCTGCTGCGCGCCCGACCTTCGATGGATGCTGTGGACGTCAATGACACGACGCATTGAGAGCTCGTACTGCCCTGATTCGAGGGCGTCGAGGATCTCCACCGAGCCGGCGTCCTCGCGGTTACTCAAGTCCCAACCGCCCCCGAGGGTATTGAGCGAAGACCGGACGAGTCCGGGGCCGGTGCCGTTTCGACGTCCGTCCATGCGTCCGGTAACGGTGTACTCGACTGTGCCCTTCGGATGGAACGGCGCCTGCCTCACCGCGACGACATGATCGTCGTTTCGGTGAGTGACGGTCCACCATGCGCGCTCCCGCGAGTCAGGTTGGAAGCGGATCTGGTCACCGACTGCGATCTGAGAATGATCTACCTGCTCGTGCTGGCTTGTGCGCTTGCTCATGTGAGTCTTTCCTTCGTGAGTTGGTCGACCTGTTCGGGCCGGTGGGTGATGTCAGTGACGATCAGCTCGAAGTGGGCTGTGTCGGTGTCGCGTTTCTCGATTCGGGGTGCGATCTTCACGCACCATTCGGGGCTGTCGTCCGGGACGAGGTGTGCGGACACTCCCCTGTCGGATGCGAGACCATCAGCGGCGGCTTTTAGGAGCGGGAACACGTTGTCGGCGTCCCGTTTCCGGTTGTCCGTCACGACCCACACCAGTTCCACCTGCATGCGGCCCATGGTCGGGATGCGGGCGTTGCGGGCGAGGGTGACGACGAGTGCACGCACCTCCGCCGTGGACTTCGCTTTCGGTGCCCAGTGGCCTCGGTAGTTGGCTGACAGCCCCTTGGGTGGGCGGTCGTATGGGAGCTCGAGAGTCCAGGTCATGACGACGAGTCCTCCGCCGTGAGCAGATCGGTGAGCTTGGGCGCTGCGATCTCCGCTTCGAGCTCATGCAGGTACTGACATGCGGTCCGCCAGTACGAGGGCTTGAGCTCGATGCCGCGCGCTCGGCGCCCAAGCCGGACCGCAACGTGGAGTTCCGACCCGACGCCGGCGAATGCCGAGAACACCACTCGTGCACGACGGCGAGCGATGAACTCGGCGTATGGAACCGGCGTCGTCATGTGTTCTCCTGGAACGAAGAAGCCCCCAAGGTTGCGGGGGCTGGGTTGGGGGTTGGACGCCGGTTCCGGTCCGGGTTGCGTTCATACCCGGCGTTGCGGCGTGACCCGGTGACTTGGCGGCGGTTGAGGCCGAGCTTGGTCGCGATTTCCCGGTCTGTGAGTCCCGCGTTGAGGAGTTCGCGGAGGGTGTGGCGTGGGATGAGTGCGAGGCCGTCGCCGCGTGCCCTGTTGGCGGCTGCACGGCGGTCTTCTCGGCTTGCCCCGGCACGTACACCTGGGCGGGCTCGTTTGGCTCTCAGATCGGCTTGTGCGGCTTCCTGTGCCTGCTTCTGTTCGGCGGCGACGATCTGTGCTGGGGTCATCCCTGCGTTGATCTGTCTCCTGAACGCCCAGTCCCCTGCGTAAAGGCGTTGCACGTCTACGCAGGCAACTGGGCTTGGGCAGCGAGAGCCCCGACACCCAAGCGTGAACCCATCAACAGTTCCGTGCGGGAATCCTTGATCGTGCAGAATTTCGGAGCTCATTGCTCCCCCTTCCTTTCGCGAGCGCAGCGCGCACGGCTCTGGTCTTTTCGGCAAGTTCGACAGTTTCGACTTCCGGTCGAAGGGATGACATACAGGTTGTCTCCCGACAATGGATGCCCTCGCAGGCAGTGGGTCTTCGCCGCGTTGACTGCGGAGAAGTTGACACCTCGGAGCGTGTTCTCCCGCGATGTCACCGCCTCGAGATGGTCCGGATTGACACAGGATCTGTTCCGGCACAGGTGATCGATGACTAGACCGTCCGGGATCGCACCAAAGCGCAGCTCATAGGCAATGCGGTGCGCCTTGGCCATCGTTGGGCGGCCATCGGGAAGCGTGATGGCGAAGTGCCCGTAACCCCGATGCTTGACGCCCGTCCACTCGACGCATCCGGCCTCGGTCACGCGGGTCTTCGCCATGAATCGCTCCTGCAGCGACTTCTTCTCGAGATCCATACCGATCCCGAGCTTTCGCCTGGCGTGGTGGAGACTGCACATGCCCTTCGCATGGTGCGGCTTGTCGCACCCGGGATGTTCACAGACCCTCGGCTTGCGAATCCCCTTCATGCGATGTCCTTCTCTCGTTCGCCGGCGAGGTATCGCCGTAGCTGTTCGGTCTTCTCCTGGAAGGTGACGGCGAGGGTGTCCTTCACGGGGAGGGCGACGATTCGTTCCCGGTGGAGCCTGCGTCGTCGTGTGGGTGAGTTCTGGAGGTCGGTGATGAAATCGGTGAACCATTCGTCTGAGAGTCCCCAGTCGGTTGGCCGTCCTGGTGTTGGGGGCATGTCTTCCTCCGTCAATGGGAAAGGCCACCAGCCCGTGTGGGTGGTGGCCTGCGATCGGTCAGCGGTCAGATGAGCGCTGATTCGTGGATGTACTGCTGCACCTCGGCGGGCGACTTCGTGATCGACCCGATGATGTAGCTCGTGGGTGCTCGCGGTGGTTGTGGGATCTTGTTCAGGATCCACATCGACACGTTCACCACGTCGGGCGGTGCGAGTATCAGGCCGAGCTTGTCGTCAAGGTGCTTCCGCACCCGGGCGACGTCGATCCCGTACTGCGAAGCGAGGGTGCTCTTGTACGGCTCCGCAGATTGCTCGTCCGTCCCGACGCTCGCGCGTGTATCTCGTGACTGACTCTCTGAAAGGTGAGTAGAGTCCGGGGACGGGGACGGGGACGGGGGGAATCCCCCGGGAATCGCAGAAGGGATCGCAGGTGGGATCGCACCTGCGATGCAGTGCGAGCACCCCTCGACCTGGATACCTCTAGCGACGTGCCAACGGTCGTGATTCCCGAGCGCTGACGCATCCTGCTTCTTCTGTCTTCGCTCCTTCGAGACAACCGCGTCAGGCTGGTAGTCGTCCCAGTCGTGGAACAACCAGGTGCGGTTGTCCTGCTGGTCCCACAGCCCCGCATTCGTGAGCTCTGTGGCTGCGTCTCTGTCGGCAGCAAGCATGCGGATGATCCCGTACGTCACCACCCCATCCGTCAGATGCTGTGCGGCATACGACCCGGCACGCACCCAGAGGGCAACCGCCTCGGCGGACAACTCGACGACCTTCGGATGAGACCAGAACTGGTCATCTACCTTGAACCAGGGCACCGTTCACCCTCCTTTCAATCGACACATCGGCATGGCCTGATACAGAAGCAGTCCGGGCAGACGACCTCACGGGGTCCGATGTCGAACTTGGACCGCTTCGGGGTGCACTGGTCGTGCCGCAGCTGGTCATCGTCGTCGTACCTCACCGCGTCTCCGGGGTGGATGCGAGATCCGCATTCCGCGGCGCAGACGCCGTCGTAGCGGGCCGGGAACACGTGACCGGGAGTCATGACAGCCCCTCGTTGATGCGAGCGATCGTGTCGTCGTCCAGACCTCGGAGGCCGAGCGCACCCGTGTACGGGATCGGCTCAGGGAGCGCCCGAGGGTTCGCGAGCACGAGGTGATGCGCCTCGTCTTGTGCCCACTCGGAGCAGTAGCCACCACGCGCGATCAGGCCACCGGCACCGTTCCGAACCGGCAGGGCGTCGAACGCTTCGCGATCCGTCCGGTAGAGGTCCACTGCGTGCTGGATGCTTTCGTCGTAGCACTTCGCGGAGTCATGTACATCCGCGAGGTCGACGACGCCGATGATGTGTCCGCGGTCAGACCACGCAGGATCGAACTTCTTGGGCTGGGCCGTGCGCGCGCGGTACCAATCGGAGTGCTGCAGCCAGAGCGATTCGGGGGCGGCCTCAGCGTCGGCGCGTGCGACGTGAATCGCAACCGGCCCCCGGTATCCCCCGGCCACGTTCCGCACCCGGTTCTCGATGTCCTTCCCGCCGTGGATGATCGCCCAAGCCCAGGGCTGGCGAACAGTCAGGATTCTCATGGTTAGTCCTTCAGGTAGATGAGTCCCCAGTGGTGCAGGAACAGTTCTTCGGCGGGGTCGCAACGCCCAGATGGGAGCGACCACCCTTGAGGCGGGTTGGGTCCGTGAGCGAGCCCGTGACAGCCGGTGTGGTTCCCCCACCCGCACAGTGCGACGAGATTCGACAGGGTGTGCTTGCCGCCACGTGACCGGTACTTCCGGTGATGCAGTTCGAGGGGTGCGATCTTGCCGCACCCCTCGCATCTGCCCTGCGCCCGCTCATGCACTGCTGCACGGACCTTCGCGGGTATCGCGCTCACGTCCGGAACCTGATGAGCTCGGCCAGGTGGTCGGCTTCACTGAGCCGCAACGGACGTTCGCCCTTCTCGATCTGGGAGACGGTGGCCTGTGACCACTTGAAGCCGCGGGTGGTCATGACGAGCGCCAGCCCCTTCTGGGACAGCCCAGGCATCTTCTCCCTTGCCGCCTGAACCTCGGCGCCGATCTGCTCCTCGGTCTGTGGTTCACGGATCTTGGCCGGCTTGGCGCCGTCGAGGATGCCAAGGTTGCGGAGTGCCCTTGACCTTGCGATGGTGTCGGCAGACTCGAGGGGCGAACCGGCGATGATTGCGTTGTCGTCCTTCGTGGAGCCTTGTGCCCATGCGGTCGCATCCGGACGTGACACCATCCCGAATCCGGGGCGCTCGAGGTAGGCGGCGGCGTTCATCACGTAGGTGACATGCCCGTCCGGGTGTTCCAGAACCCGGTCAAGGGTGGCCTCCACGTACCCGTTCGGGTGCTGCTCGCGGAATGCGGCGAACCGTTCCGCTGCAGTCACGAACTCTTCATCCATGACCTGTGCGTGAGGTTTCGGGAGACGGGATCTCCTCGTGTCCTCAGGGATGGCAATGTCGGTCATTCTGGAACCTCGATTCGTCTGCGAGCGATGCGAGGCTTGACGCCCCGATCTGCCCGTCGAGCTCGCGCTCGGATGGCTTCACAGATGCGGCACCTGCGTCCGTAGCCGTTGCCGTGTGGAAGGGTGTTCTCTGCGTTGAACTCGTGGCCTCGGATGCAGTGCGTCTTGCGTCCGTTCTCAGAGTGGGGACTGTTGCTTCTCCGCCCGTTCTCCAGCGCGCTCACGGGTTCGAGGTGATGCGGGTTCACGCACCGTCGATGCGGGCAGTCACGTGCCAGAGTGCACCTTGTGAAGTCATGGCACCTGTGGTCGATCTGAACGCTGCTGTCGAGTGGCCCGTTCAGGAGCATCCAAACGACGCGATGCGCGCCCGCCGCGTTGGCGCGACCACCATCCGGGTAGGCGCGCCCATACCCGAAGCTGTCGACCCACCCTTGCCACGGCCAGCACTCTTCTGGGCTGAGATCGTGGAACAGCAGAGATCGCTTCATCGTCGGCCAACGCCGCTTGCCGATGGCCTCAGCTATTCGATCTCGGCTGTACGAGTTCGAGCCCGTTGTCATTGAATCTCTCCTGGTACTCATAGATGGCGTACATCGGGACGTCGAGAATGCCGATGGCTCCCCCACTGCGGTTCGGATAGCCCGGCCAAGAGCCGGACTCGACACACCGTGCGTAAAGCTCGCGTGCCGCTCGAGCTTTCTGTGTGCCGATGCGCTGACCGTCTTCGCTCAGCACATGCACGTTGGCGAGGTACGGCGCTGAGGTCTCGACGACAACGAACAGCCACGGCGGACGCTCCCCCGTGATCAGCTCGTACAAGTGCGAGTACCAGCCGAACTGGATCTCGTACCCGAGACTGAACGCCTGGCGCGCGAACCCGGACTCGGATGCGTCCCCCGCGGTCGTCTTGAGGTCGGCGATTCGCTTGCTGAGGTAGTCCAGGCGTCCTCGCATCGGAATGCCTGTGATGGGGTCGGTCGCGAACATGGAGACCTCCGCATCCCCGCCCTCGAAGAGCGCGCGAGCGGTCGGGTTCGACAGCACCGATTCGGCCATGATGTCCACCACCCGTGCAGTGACGCGCTTCACGGGGATCAGTCCCCGGTCGCGTGCGTCAGCTTCGAAGGCCTTCGCGGCCTTGGTGGAGATGGCACCGTTCGATGCGAGCACGTTGTCGAGCTCGGTCCCGTCGTACTCGAACCGTTCCGGGCCGTTCCCATCCGGGTAGATGGCGATGCCAGCGCCGACGCCGAGCACCTTCGTGTGGACACTGGACCCCAGGTCGAAACCAGCCTTGGGCTCTTCCGGGTGCTCCGCGTAGTGGCGGTAGTGCGCCGGGGACTGGAGGATCTTCTTCGCCCCGGTGGAGCTCAGGCCGGGCTGACGGTGGTAAAGATGCTCATCAAGTCCATGAACAAGTCCTGAGTACGTCATGCTTTCCGCGCCTCCCTGTACTTCTTCTCGTTCTCTCGCGCGCACGCTCTGCACTTCTGATGCCCCTTGGCGTTCACGCGGGTGTTCTCCTCGTCGAAAGCGTGACCACGGACGCACTCGGTCTTGTGGATGAGGCGCCGGTCACCTCGCGCTCTGCGCTCCGCGGTCTGACGGGCCGTGACCGCGCGCGAGCAGACACGACAGCGTCGTCCCCCGTCTGGCTGCGTGTACACGTTCGCCGGATTGGTGATGTCGTGGCCGTGGCGGCACTCGGTGCGCACACCTCCGTACCCGCTGGCGCCACGACGAACGTTCACTGCGGGAGGCACAGCTTCGAGGTGTTCGGGCCTCACGCATTTGGTGTTCCGGCACAAGTGATCGATGTGGAATCCGTCGGGTATCTCGCGTCCGGATAGTCGGTATGAAACGCGGTGGGCGTAGTCGTTCTTTCCGGAGCGGCGAATGTTCCCGTACCCACCAGACGTCGTGCTTCCGCGCCACTCCCAGCACTCGCCACTGCGATCAACCTGATCCCAGAACTTCTCAGGCTCAGCGGTGAACACGTCGGTCATGTCTGGTCCTTCCAGTAGGTGTGGGGGCAGTCCATCCACACGGTCGGGTTATGGGTGATGACCACTTCGTCGCGGTCAAGGCATAGGGGGCACGTCATGAGCAGATCTCGAGACTGACGATGTTGAGGTTCTCGAACGTGGCCTGTTCACGGGCGTACTCGTAGGCGCGATGCCATGCGGTGAAGACAGCGATGCGGGTTTCGCCGTGCATCACTCGCCACGCCCCATATGCTCCGTGAACGACTCTCCAACGGTCTTTCATGTCTGGTTCCTTTCACCCAAAGCAGGCCGTGCAGGCGCAATGGGGGACGATGATGGGCCGACGTGTGCACGCCAGCGAGGGGTTGTGGGGCGGCTGGCCCGGTGTCGGGTGTGCGCACTTCGGGCAGTCAGGGTCCCCCATTGAGGAGCACGAGCCCGTAGACGAACCACCCACCAGCGAGGGCGCCAGCGATCCCTGAGGACACGGCAGTGAACGTTGCCCACGCCCGGGTGTCACGGAGGGGTACGAGGCGGATGGGTCTGGTGTCGGCACGCTCCACCAGGACAGGAGGGATGCTGTTTGCGGTCATGACACGCTCCGACTCTCGGCATCTGCCGAGAGCGTGGGCATCAGGAGGCGGGATCGCCCCTGCTCGTCCCACACGTCCCCGATGAACGTGGCTTCCTCATCCACGGCGAACAGGTAGCGGCCGTTCACGAGGCCCACGGTGGTGTACGGTGCGACCCCTGCGGGATGGAACATCGACACTGCGTAGGGCGGCTCGCCGACGTCGCCCATGAGCGCCTCGGCGTCGTCGATGAATGCCCACGCGCGCTTGACCGGATCTCCCCACGTTGCGGGACCACCGGGAAGCCCGACCGACAGCGCCTCGGCCAGCGTCCAGGTCTTCTCGTCGTGCCAGCACTCGTCGGCCATATTGCTATCCCGGCACCCCGGGCAGACGTACTCAGACATCGCTCTGCCTCCGAATCTCGACATCGGCGGGAGCGTGCAGCGGGCACGGCCCCATCGGCGGTTGGACGTTGTACTCGACGTTCATGCGCTCACGCTCAGCGCAGTACGGGCACTTCTCAGGCATGGTCTTGTCTCCGAATCTCGTGGTTGTTGGCCTGTCGCCCGCTCCCTGAGCAGGCGAGGCATTCGATCTCGTTCTCGTAGTCGGTCCCTTTGCGGACCGTGGTACTGCCCCACCCGAAACAGGGACGGCAGTAGTCATGGATGGCCGGGTTAGGTCTGCGCTCAGTCGTCATCGACGTCTTCCCACCAACACCAGCCCCGAGGGTTCCGCGGGAGTTACGGCGGATTCCTGCCCGCCTACAAACTCAAGAGACCGCGAACCCGAGTGCCCGTGCGCCGATCTGCGAGCGCACGCACGGGCCGAAATGGCTAACAGGTGCATGGGTGCTCAGCGCACGTGTGGCCGTCGCGTGAGTCCTCCTGTGACAGGTGCTCGCACGGTTGCGGGCACTCCGGGGTGAAGGCGAATGCGGCACGCAGTGACATCCGGACTCGATGTTGCTCAAGTGAGCTCACGGGGCCACGATCGCTGTCCCGTAGTCGTTCGCCACACCCGCATCGGGGTACATCATCTTCTCCGTACGCCCATCGTTCGTGCTTCCACTCCTCGAGCAGATACCGGTCGAGGATCGCGTCGGATGGCTCCTGGATCGACTGCATTCGGTCGAGGAGTCCCGTAAGCCGTTCGAGTCTGAGCCGTGCAATGTGCGACTCGACGTCCCTGTCTCGGATGATCTTCTCCACGGCTGCGACACCCGATTCGAGCGCCGTGCGGGCCTCTTCGTAATGGTCATGCCAGCTCATCGGCCTGCTCCTCTTGCTTAAATCGGTATCCCCGCATGAAGCCCGCAAGCCACACGGCCTTCAGAGCAACGTGACCCTTGTGCTCGTCGGGACAGATATCCATACCGGCCCGCATCGCCTGTATGGCATTCGAGTCAGTCATCGCCTGCCTCCTTCGCATTCGTGATCCACCGGCCATTCCCCGGTCGGATCGGAGTGGTGTTCGCCCCAACAGCGGAAGTGCATCGGACCACCGTCCACACGGGTGTCGGGTCCAGGGCGTCCGCAGCAGTAGCACCGGATCATCGTGTGCTTCGTTCGTCGATGTCGGCTTGTGCTGTGGCGCTGGGAGCTTCGGTCGTCTCCCCGCAGTCATGGCACGTCATCCGCACCATGCCTCGACCAATGTGGAGAGACGTGAAGCTCTCGTGCGGGCAGGTGTCGGGGCGCTCTGCTGGCATCAACTGTCCACACCTACACGGGCTTTCCTGGCCCTCCGGACCCCAGTCCGCCTCGCATGCCTCGTCATGCTGGGCACTCATAGCGTTTCCCAATCGCTCGTCGGCACGAACCGTCCACCGGAGACGACACCGCGCAGGATTGACGTCGGGCGCGCTTCGCTGTGCTCTTCCTCGCGGTGGGCGATCAGGTCGCCGTCGAGGCGGAAGTACAGCAAGCACTCACCACATTGGATATCCGAGTGACTACTCGGGCACTCATGTCCAGCCATTGAACAGCCTCTCTCTAGTGATGTTCGTGCGCGCCGATGACTGGCCACCGGTGTACTCCCTGGTTCACGCGGACACTAACCCTGTGCCCTGGTTCACGGCGACTAACCCCGTGCCATCCGCTTGACCCTTCGCGGCTGGTTCCGCCCGTGTTGCACGGCGGCGAACTGTCGAATCTTGTACGCCTATTGGCGTTTCCTTTCCTTCGACCCCTAAGCCCTACGTCGCCCGCTCCAGCACGACGCCCAGCCAGCCGCACCAAAGGGTCGCTTGCAGGGGTTCACGCCGCCGTGGTTGACCCCACGATGGTGGGGTGCGGTATTCGGTGACGTTCCGCTCGCAGTTCTCGTAGCCGGGGCGCGTACCCAAGGCGACCTCCGATATCCCGAGGGATCAGCGAGGGGTTACTCCTGCGAGTTCTGTTCAGTTGAAAGCGGCCCGTTTCCGGGTACGCCGAGTAGCGCTACCCCCAGCGACGGGGAGTAGAGCCGGAACCTGTAACGGGGATCAGCCGGTTCGGCGCCGCCAAGTGCAGTGCGCCTGCTTGCCAAAGTGGACTAGCCGAGATCCGCCATCTTGAGGAACATGGTGGCTACGCGGCCAAGAGGAAGCATGCGGTCCTCGAAATACTCGCGATAGGCAAGCAGGATCGGGTTCGTCGGGTTGGTCTGCGGGTACAGGGTGGAAGCGAACTGACTCAAGATGCACTCTCCTCGACCACGCGTGCGTGCTCATCCCACGCCCTAGCGACGCTGCGAAAACGGCGGGCGTTCTCGCGATAGACGGATGCCAGAGGTTCCACCTCTGACGGGCCGAGCCGGTCGTGAACCAGTCCGCCGTGATCGGTGCGCTTGGCCTTCGATCCCCACATCCACCGGGCGAAGGGCTGATCCGCATCGAGTGTCATCGAGAAAGACTTGCCGTCACCGTGCGCGGTCACGGTTCCGAGCTCTCCGTAGTCCACGTACTCCTTGCGTCCGTACGTACGCATCACTCGCGTTCCGATTTCGGGACGTTTCTTCATCGCACACCTCCTGCGCTCTTACATGCGTACGGACGGGAGTCTCGACGGACACCAGAACCAGTAACCACGACCGGATCGGTTGCGTCACGCTCAGCCCAATACCGGGCCGACGCGCGGAACTCCAGAACGAGGTAGCAGTACGTCGCGAACACGGCGCCACCGATCGCGAACCAGAGAGGAATGGTGTCAATCACGCCGCGTCCTTCCACCACGATCCGAGCGAGTTCGTGCCGCGGAGGCCGGCGTTGTAGATGTCGGTGACGGCGGCGGCGACACAGGTCGGGATGGGCTGTCCGGTCTTCTCGCGGATGAGTGCAGCCCGGTTGAGGACACCCTTCACGCCGCCGCTAGTCGCGTTGAGCTTCTTGATCAGGCGCTCCTCTTCGATCCGCCCGTCGTAGCGGCCACGGAACAGAGCCAGGCCCGTGATGATCACGGACTCGAACCCGCGGTCACCGAAGGCTTCGCGAATCACGTAGAGGGTGCCGACGAGCCCGCGGGGACCGTGCTTCTTGTAGGCGGACGTCAGCGCGGTAACTGCGGAGATGGCGCCGTGCGACTGAGCTCGAGCGACCTTGAGGTCGAGCGAGCGGACGATGCGATCAACGTCGGTCTCGATGGGGCGGCCTGCCGTGACGCCGACCTTGAAGCGGTCGTACGCGGAGACCGCGAGGACTTCGTTGTGCTGGAGGAACTTCTCGGCCTCCTGGTCTTCGGTGAGGTCGAAGTACGTCCATGCGGTGACCTCCCACTCCTCGAACCCTTCCCCGAAGAACTCCTTGAGGGCCGTGTAGCGGTGCTGGCCGTCGATGAGCCAGTAGAACCCGTCTCTCCTTGAGACCGTGAGGGTGCCGAGACGCTCCATGTCGAGCGAATCGACGATCTTGTTCACGCGCGCCGCGTTCACGTCACGCTGTGCTGCCGGCGAAATTCGGATGTCGGCCAGGCGGATCGTCCGGAGCTGCGCCTGACGCTTGATCTTCTTGGCCGCGTCGATGGGCGTCACGGTTGCCGTTGCGTTACTCACCACTGATCTCCTTCAGTCGGTTCTTCATTCGATTGATCGCACGGAGGGGGGAGGTGAGTCGTTGCAGCAACTCGGCCGCCTGCTCCGGCGTGATGCTCTCAAACTCCACGAGCCCAAGAACGCTTTCGTCGGCCTCGATACTGGCGACAATGCGCTCCAGCACGTCCAGGCCGTTGATCCTCTTCGTCTTCCCCAGAACCTCATCGGCGGGAAAGGTGATGCCGCGCTGAGCTGCGCCCTTACGCATGCCCTTCTCCGACATGCCGACCTTCTTCGCGATCTGGGCAGAAGTCAGGCGATCGTTCGCGAGGTCCGCGATCGTCTGCCACTTCTCCGCCTGCGCCTCCGAGAACGTCGGCAAGTTCTTGATCTTGCGGACGACGTTCGACCGCGAGAGGTTGCCCTCCTCCTCCGCCTCGTCGAGAGCTTGCGTGACGTGCTCGGGGTCGGCATCTGCCATGGCATAGATGTCAGCCGCCTCCTTCGAGCTGGGAAGGAACTCCTTGGGTGATCTGCTGCTACTCTCCACGTCAGCAGCAGCAGATCGCCCATACTGATTCGCCACCGTGGCACGCTGACCATTCGTGCGGATCTCACCGGCTTCTTGCCCCCGACGTACCGCGCGGCCAAGCGCGTCTTCTGCGCGACGCTGTGTCTTCTGCGCCTTGAGTACGATCTCGCCGCTCAGCTCTTTCTGGCGGGCGGCTTCGGTCACCGTGGCAACGAATGCGTTGAAGTCCTTGATCTCGTACACGGTGGACTGTCCGAGGTTGGCACGGTCAATCCACTGATTCGCCTGCTCAAGGGACTGGGTGACGACGATCTCCTGGTTCGCCTTCGGGAGCGAGTCAAGAAGCGCAACATCAGTCACTGCGGTACCCTGGGCGTACTGATCTCCATCAGTCCCAGCCCCAGCGTGTTGCAGCACTGCTGGGGCTACTTCGTTCACGACCAGGGCGCTCATGCAACACGCCCTGGTTTCTCGTCCGGCAGGCTGTCGAACCAGCGCATGAGCTCCGTGAACTTCACGAGGGGCTTGCTGCCGAAGTACTTGGCGGGCAGCTGGTTGTTCTTGATCGCCTTGGTGATGGAGTCTCTCGACAGGCCAACCTCTGCGGCGGCATCATCGACGGTCAGCCCGATGGGCTTTCTGCTGTCAGTCTTGCTTTCCGCGCTCACGCGGCCTCCTCCATGAATCGAGTGGCAGGGGTGCGCAAAAAGCCGCCGACACGCACCAGTTCATCGAGCTGGAAGTCGACGCGCCCAGAAAGGCGGTCCTCCAGTTCGGGAGTGGTGATGTCGGCGGCTTGTGCGACAGTGTTCAGGTCGAAGCCGGCCTCGCTGATAGCGAGGTCGACTCTTCTTGCGATACCGATTCCGGTTGCTTGCCTGTCCATATCGATAGGCTACATGCCGATAGCGATGGCTGCAAGCCGTTAGTGAAAGTTTTTCAGTCGATTTCGATGGATTCGGAATCTAAACTGGTATCCATGTCCCCTTCGCAGCCACTGATCAGCCGAGTCGCAGCCGATGTTCTCACCGGTTACTACAAGAGGAAGCGGCTCACACAAGAGGAACTGTCCGAGCGATCGGGAATCCCCCTTCCAACGCTGCAGAAGAAGCTGAAGGCGAACGCCCCGATCACGGCTACGGACCTCGTGATGCTCTCCCGCGCAATCGGGGTTGATCCCGTCGATGTGATGGCCGAGATCATGAAGGACACCGAACATGAGGAGCGGCTAGCGTCCGAGGGTATCCCTACGATCGCTAATCAAGCCCGCAAGAAGAAGCCATCCGAGATGACTGAGGAGGAGTTGGATGCATTCGAAGGAGAATCCGCAGCCAACACGGACCCTGAGCTTGGCTTCGACGAGCCTGACGCTCCCTAGGGGGCGCGCCTACGATCCTTTCGAGCACGCGGACGCTCTCGGCATCCCCGTGTATGTGCGCCGGCTCCGGACGGCGAACGGCCGCTACTTTCGCGAGTACGGGGAGATTCTTCTCAGTGACCGTCTTCGAGCACGCGACCTGCGGCTCACGCTCTCCCATGAGCTCGGGCACGCTGAGTTGCTGCACCCCGATGATCGCCCGAAGCACGAAAAACAGGCCGACCAGTTCGCCGCACAGAACTTGATCTGTCCGGACGAACTGGCCGACCTGTATGGCTGGTGCCGCGATGAGAGGCGGATCGTTGCCGAGCTCGGAGTGACGACGACGCTGTTTCGGTCGTTCATTCTCAGCCGGGCCGCGTGA